ATCCGAAGCCGTTGAACTTGATGAAGCTAAGTTAGAGAAGCCTAAAGGTACCCCTCTTGAAATTCAAAATCAATTGGGTACAATGATCGCAAAGGCGAAAACCATTAAAGGTATTTCAGATGATGAATATATGTCATGGTATAGTAATTTAGATGATAAGACATATGACAGATGGGAGAAGATGGTAAAGGCTGATCCTCAATATAAGAAAGCATATAAACTCGGAACACAAGGTGGTTCTGATAAACCTCCATTTCCAAAGGGAACATTCGCAGCGACTATTTGGTCAAATGAATATGCAGCTGGTGCAATGGACTCATAATTAAATGAAATTAATCACAGAACATTTAGATTCAGACCTTGACTTTCTTATCGAGAAAGATGAAAGAGGTAACAAAAATACCTTCATTGAAGGTGTCTTTATGCAAGCGGAAAAACAAAACCGCAATAATAGAATTTATCCAAAGTCTGTCCTAGAGGCAGCATGTAACAAATACATTAAGGAGCAGGTTGAAGCAGGTAGAGCCGTTGGTGAATTGAATCACCCAGATGGTCCCGCTATCAATCTTGATAAAGTTTCACACAGAATTACTGAACTCAGATGGGAAGGTAATAATGTTGTTGGAAAGGCACTCATACTGAATACACCGATGGGTAATATCGTGAAAGGACTTATGGAAGGTGGATGTAAGTTGGGTGTCTCAAGTCGTGGTATGGGAACAGTTGAAAGCAAGAATAACAAGTCTTATGTAAAGAGCGATTTTATGCTCTCTACTGTGGATATTGTTCAAGATCCGTCCGCACCAGAAGCATTCGTTAACGGAATCATGGAAGGTGTAGAATGGATTTATGAGAATGGTATTCTTAAACCTCAACAGATTGAAGAATATGAGACTGAAATTAAAAAGGCATCAAGTTCTGAACTTGCAGAAGCTCAGAAGAGAGTCTTTAGTGATTTCCTCTCCAAACTCTAATCATTAATAAAATAAAGCTATATGGAAAATCATACAGAAAAAGAAGATATCATTGAAGATATCACTGAAGAACAGCTTATTGCTAATGAAGAGCTTGAACAGGATTTACCTGAAGAAGTCTCTGAAGAAGCTGAAGTTGAACAGTCTTTTGATGATTCTATCAAGTCAATTCTCCTCGGCGAAAAGAAAGCCGTAAAGAAGGAAGAAGAAGACGAAGAAGAAATGGAAGAAGCTGTAAAGGTGGATGTAGATGGCGAAGAAATCGCTGCTGGTGTTTCGAAAGAAATCAAAAAGTCTGCGCCATCTAAAGTGTCAGAGCCTAAAGGCAAAGGCGCTCAAACAGATGATTCCGAGCAAGATGGTGAAAAGGCTATCGATGATACCGTTAAGGCTATCAAGAAGTCCGCACCTTCTAAAGCTAAAGTTGCTGAAGCACTTGATCTTCTTATCGCTAACGAATCAGAACTTAGTGAAGATTTCAAATCTGAAGCTGCTACTCTTTTCGAAGCAGCTGTTGCAGAAAGAGCTCTTGATATTCAAGAGAAGCTTGAAGCAAAATACAATTCGGAATTGAATGAAGAAGTTGAATCACTCCGCGAAAGCCTCATTGAAAGAATCGATGATTATCTTTCATATGTTGTTGAAAGCTGGATTGAAGAAAATTCTGAGCAAGTTGAAAATACACTTCGCACAGAAATCGCAGAAAACTTCATGACTTCACTTAAAGATTTGTTCATCGAGAATTATATCGAAGTTCCAGCTGAAAAGAGAGATCTTGTTGAAGAACTCAACACTATCAATCAAGAAACTGAAACTGAACTCTCTGAAGCTAAAGCTGAGATCGAATCTCTCCAAGAGCAGATTGAAGCATTCGAAAGAGCTGAAATTCTCTCATATGTCTCAGAAGACCTTTCTGAAACTGAATCACACCGTCTCCAAAGCATTTTGGAAGATATTGAATTCGGTGATAAAGAAAGCTTCGAAAAGAAAGCTAAAACAATCAAAAATTCAATCTTTGAATCAAAAGAAGAAACTATTCAAGAAGAATCTTTGTTAGAAGATTCTGAAGAAGAAACAGAAATCGTAATCGAGGGTGCTGATGATCCTCTCAAGAAGCTCCCTGCTTCTATGAGACAGTATGTTCAAGCTCTCTCAAAATAAATATCACAACCAATAACATAGAAAGAAATTAAAAATGTTAAATTCACAAAAAGAAATTCAAAAGTGGGCTCCAGTTCTTGAGCATAAGGACGCACCTGCTTTCCAAGACGAGTATCGCAAGGCTGTAACAGCTAAGCTTCTCGAAAATACAGAAATCGCTCTCAGAGAAGAAAGAGCACAAGCTAGTTTCCTCAGTGAGAACAATGTTACTACTGCAGCTGTTAGTAAGTTCGATCCAGTTCTTATCTCTCTTGTACGTCGTGCAATGCCAAATCTCATCGCTTATGATGTAGCCGGTGTTCAGCCAATGTCTGGCCCAACTGGTCTTATCTTCGCAATGAAGGCTCGCTACAATGATCTTACAGCTTCTCCAAGTCAGACTACAATCACTACTGCTGATCCAGAAGCACTCGGTCTTCAAGAGCCTGCTACTGCATTCTCTGCTGGTGGTGCTTCTACACCTGGTGGTACATCAACTGGTGTTGCAACATCAACTGGTGAAGGTGACTTCTTCAATGACATGGGATTCACTATTGAGAAAGCTACTGTTGAAGCTAAGACTCGTGGTCTTAAAGCTGAATACACAATGGAGCTTGCTCAAGACCTTAAGTCTGTTCACGGTCTCGATGCAGAATCAGAATTAGCTAATATCCTCTCGACTGAAATCCTTGCTGAAATCAATCGCGAAGTTATCAACACAATCAATGCTAAAGCTAAGCCTGGTTTCCAAAATGACGCAGTATCTCCTATTGACAACACTTTCGACCTTGCTACTGATGCAGATGGTCGCTGGGCTGTTGAGAAGTTCAAGTCATTGATCTTCCAACTTGAGGTAGAAGCTAATGCGATCGCTGTTCAAACACGTCGTGGTAAGGGTAACTTCGTTATCTGCTCAAGCAATGTTGCTTCTGCTCTTGCAGCTGCTGGTCAACTTGACTACACTCCTGCACTTGCAGCTAACCTTAACGTAGATGCAACTGGTAACACTTTCGCAGGTGTTCTTAATGGTCGCATGAAGGTATATGTTGATCCATATGCAGTTAGCGATTATGCTACAGTTGGATATCGCGGTTCAAATGCATATGATGCAGGTCTTTTCTACTGCCCATATGTTCCTCTTACAATGGTACGTGCTGTTGATGAGAATACATTCCAACCTAAAGTTGGTTTCAAGACTCGTTACGGTATGGTTAAGAATCCATTCGTTGAATCTGCAACTAGTGGCGGAGTTGGTTCTGATAATCAGAATACATATTTCCGTACATTCCCAATCATCAACATTAATGTTGCTGGTTAATCATTGATTGTATAACAATCTTTTTGAAGGGGTCTCATTCGAGGCCCCTTCTTTTTTTTGTATAAATACTAATATGAGTAATCTAACAGATAATTATAATTTCCTATCTCCCACAGGATTTAAGTTAGTTATTAATCGTAACACTTTATCTAATCTTGAATATTTTGCGACTAGTGTAACTCTTCCAAGTTTATCATTAGGTCAGATTGATGTAGCTAGCAGACAATATAAGGGTTATATCTCTGGAGATGTTACATTTGATGACTTCTCTATTAGAATCGCGATGGATGAAAATATGAAAGTATATAAAGAACTTTATGATTGGGTTTTGAAACACAGAGATACAAATGAACCTATTGTCTATGATGCTACTCTTGTAATTCTAACTAATCACAATCTCCCAAATAATAAGATTCAATTTACTAACTTATTTCCTACATCAATTGGTGGATTAGAATTCAATACACAATCTAGTTCCATCGAATATCTACAAGCTGATGTAACGTTTAGATACGACTATTTTAAAATCCTATAAATAAAATTATATTATGATGAGTTTAAATGATATTTTAGAATCTTGGAAAAAAGATTCGGTGATTGATGAACACGCTTTAGATGATGAAACTATTAAGACATCAAAGTTACATGCTAAATATCTCGAAATCTTTACTCTTTCCAAACTTCAATTAAAGAAGAAAGAAATTGATCTTGAAAAGGTTCGTAAGGATAAATGGTTATACTATACTGGGAAAATGACCAAGGCTGAAATGGATATGAGAGGCTGGGCCTATGATCCATTCCAAGGTATGACAAAGCCTTTAAAATCCGAGATGGAACTGTATTATAGCACAGATGAGGACATTATTAAAGCTAGGTCTGCGATTGAATATCAAAAAGCAATCATTGATACTCTCGAAGAGATAATGAATAATATTCGATGGAGACATTCTCACATCAAGAATGTTATTGAATTTCGTAAATTTACATCTGGAATCTAATTCTTGTTTCTTGCCAAACAAATCTAGTTAGATGTCGTTTCGATTAAACCAATTATAATGACTTTACTATAAGATGTAAAGAAGATACTGATGATATATATCAAAAAGAAGAATGAAGCCACCTTGTATATAACAAGTGATGATTCTGGTATCTTGATGGAATTGTCAGAGTATTTTACATTTTATGCTGAAGGCTATCGCTGGATGCCCGCATTCAAGAACAAGCAATGGGATGGCAAAATTAGAATGTATAATAGACAGGAGAAATCTATTCCTTATGGTCTATTAAATGAAGTTCTGCAGTTTGCAAAGGATAGAGAATATCAGGTTGATATCGCGCATGATATAGAAAATAGATTTTCTTATGAATCAGAGTTCATTGATAAATTATCTTTATGTGCTGGTGGGAATGAGATTGAAGCCAGAGATTATCAGAAAAAAGCATTTGAATTCGCGACAGAGAATGGTAAAGCGATTCTGGTATCACCGACTGGTTCGGGTAAATCTCTTATCATTTATATGCTCATTCGTTATTATCTACAAGAAGAGCTTGATAAGAAAGTAATCATTGTTGTTCCGACTACATCACTGGTTGAACAGATGTATAAAGATTTTGATGATTATTCTTCCAATGATTCTGATTTTGATGTTGAAGAAGATGTACATAGAATCTATTCTGGTAAAGAGAAGATATTCGAACAGTCGGTTGTTATAACAACATGGCAGAGTGCTATTAAACTTCCACCTGCTTGGTTCGAACAGTTTGGATGTATCATAGGTGACGAAGCACATACATTTAAAGCGAAGTCTCTTACAACAATTATGAATCGATTGATTAATGCTGAGATGAGAATCGGCACAACAGGTACTCTTGATGGAGGACAGGTAAACGAATTAACTCTCATTGGTAATTTCGGGCCAGTATATAAGGTGACATCTACACAGTCATTAATCGATTCTGATACACTTGCTGAACTCAAAATTGAGAATCTAGTTCTTAAATATAGTGATGAAGTTCGAAAATCTTTCGGTAAACAAAAATATCAAGATGAAATAGATTTCATTGTATCACACGAGAAACGAAATCGATTCATCTGTAATCTAGCCATGGGTGCAAAGGGTAATACACTTGTTCTTTATAATCTAGTGAAGAAACACGGCGAACCCCTTTATAAACAATTAAGAGAAAGAACAAAGGATAGAAAAGTATTCTTTGTATCTGGTTCTGTTAATGCAGAGGAAAGAGAAAAGATTCGTTCTCTTACAGAAAAAGAAAATGGCGCTATCATTGTAGCAAGTGTGGGTACTTTCAGCACAGGAATTAATATTAAGAATCTACATAATATCATTTTTGCATCACCAACAAAGTCACAGATTAGAGTTCTTCAATCTATTGGCCGTGGTTTAAGAAAGAGTGAGAATGGTCAAGGCACTATAGTATATGATATATCCGATGATCTCTCATGGAAAAAAAGAAGAAACTATACTCTAAATCATGCGATACAAAGAGTTTCGATATACAATAAAGAGGGATTCAATTATCAAACACACAGTGTTCCACTCATATAAATACAATTGAATATATTATGGAAGAATTGCCCGAACAAATATCACCCGAAATGTTAGATCAAATCCTAGAAGCTAATATTTACACATATCGTCTTACAGATGGTAGTTATATTGTAGCCGAAGAAATAAATATCGAATTTGATGATGATGAAGAATATGATTCTAATGTGGTATATGTCACCATGCCAGCACAGATTATTTTCACCAAACATGGTTATACGATAACCCCTTGGAACATAATTTCTATACATGATTTAACCGAACTTAATGTTGACAATATAGTGAGTCGTTCGGAAGCCCCAATTAATTTAAAAGCATATTACGCCAAATTCATGCTTATACAAAGTATAAAAGAGAATTTGGAAGAACAGTTGATGGAAAAACTATTCACTGATGATACAATTGACAAACAGGATTTTAATGAACACAATAGAAGATGGGAGTGGAAACCTGAAAATAATTAGGCTCTTTTCTTTTTGGCACAAATCAATTATACAACATTGTCAATCTATTGTCAACCTGTAAATAATATATTGACATTTTAAATACAATATATATTATACTATATTATGAAAAGAGCAAAACATCATTATGTTAATAACAAAGAATTTTCCCAAGCTGTAGTCGATTATGTTAATTTAGTTAATGAAGCAAGGGGTGAAGATAAAGATGAACCTATAGTGACAGAATACATCGGTTCATGCTTCCTAAAGATAGCTGAAGGTTTATCACACAAGCCAAACTTCTTCTCATATACGTATCGTGAAGAGATGGTAATGGATGCGGTAGAGAACTGTATTAAGGCTATTATGAATTATGATGTTGAGAAAGCAACACGAACAGGCTTACCTAATGCCTTTGCTTATTTCACACAGATATCTTATTATGCATTCCTTCGTAGAATTGCAAAGGAAAAGAAACAGCAAGATATTAAAGAGAGATATATTGATTATGCTGGTGCTGAAGCATTTGCTGATCTTGGAAACGATATGGATTTCGATTCAATCATAGAACAAGTAAGATATAAGAGTCAAATGTTTAAAGAAAAAGATGATAAGATTAAAGAATTCGGAAAAGAATTAAAGCGTAAAGAAAGAGCTAAGAAGAAAATCATTGACTCATTTGAGAATTTCTATATAGTATAGTATATGAAGATCGCTATATTGAACGATACTCACGCAGGAGTACGTAACGGTTCCGACCTCTTTCTGAACTATTCAGAAAGGTTCTATAAGAATACATTCTTTCCTTTTTTAAAGGAAACTAATATCACTAAGATCTTGCACCTAGGTGATTATTTCGAGCATCGTAAGTATATAAACTTCAAGGTTCTTAATCATAATTATAAAACATTTATTTCGAAGCTTGAGGAATATGATATCACGATGGATATCATTATTGGCAATCATGATGTTTATTATAAGAATACAAATGAACTAAATTCTCTTGAAGAAATCCTTAGTCAATATGATAACGTTAATGTGATCACTAAGCCGACGATGGTATCATATGATAGTCTAGATATGTTATTATTACCTTGGATGTGTGCTGAAAATCAAGCTGAATCTCTCAAAGCTATTCAAGATACTAAAGCAAGTGTTTTGGGTGGACATCTTGAATTAGATGGTTTTGAAATGATGCGCGGTGTCAAGGCAACACATGGAATGGATACAAAACCATTTGATAAATTTGATATGGTATTGTCAGGTCATTATCATACAAAGAGTAGCAGAAAC